GATCGTCCGGCTGGATCCCGGCGAGGATGTGACCGTCGGCCAGCCTGCCGACAGCGGTGCGACCTATGAGCCGTTCCAGTACCGGACGCTGCTGCAAATCTCGGCCGCGCTGGGCATCCCCTATCCATATCTCGCCAATGACATGGTGAAGGGGAACTTCTCGAACTCGCGCCTGGCGCTGATCGAGTTCCGCCGTCGGGTTTCGGCATGGCAGCACTCAGTGATGGTCTATCAGCTTTGCCGCCCGGTCTATTCACGGTGGCTCGATCTTGCCGTGCTCTCCGGAGCGCTGTCCCTGCCCGGCTATGAGGCGGATCGCCCGCGCATGCTGGCCGCCGACTGGCTGCCGACGAAATGGGACTGGGTCGATCCGCTGAAAGACGCCAATGCCGAGATCGCCCAGATCGAGGCGGGACTGAAATCTCGCACTCAGGCCATCGCTGAACGCGGCTATGACGCCGAACAGGTGGATCGGGAGATTGCCGCAGAGCGGGAACGCGAGCGCGCGCTGGGCCTCGACTTCCGCCGGCCGGGATCGCCCGCGCAAGGCGTGCAGGCTGTACCGACCGAGGAAGATCGGGCCGAGCCAAACAATGAGACCGATGACGCGGAAGACCGCCCACGCCCTGACGAGGACCAAGCCTAATGCTCCATGCCCGCATTGCCGCACGCGCTTTCAACACGCCGCTGCTGGTCGAACCCTCCAAGGCCATGGCGTTTCTATCCGGCCTTGGGCCGCGCATCCTGGGACGGCAGGTCGAACTGGCTGATGGCGTCGACACACCAGAGGGCAAAACTGTTCTCCCTGCACGCGCCAGCATCTTAAGTGGAAACCTCACTCAACGCCTGCAGCACCATGGCGACGCCCCCTACCCGATCGTCGATGGCATCGCGGTGATCGAGATCGCGGGCGTGCTGATCCATCGCGGGGGCTGGATCGGACAGTCCTCCGGCCAGACCAGCTACGAGGGAATAGCCGCACAGATCGATGCAGCAGCGCGCGATCCGTCTGTGCGCGCGGTGGCGCTCGAGATCGATAGCTTCGGAGGCGAGGTAGCAGGCGTCTTCGACCTGGCTGATCAGATCCGCGCGCTTCGTCGTAACAAGCCCGTTTGGGCTTTCGTTGCCGAACATGCATTCTCTGCAGGCTATGCGCTGGCCTCCCAGGCCGATCGCATCCTTCTGCCGCGCACCGGCGCCGTGGGCAGTATTGGGGTTGTGGTTATGCATGCCGATCTGAGCGGCCAGCTTGATCAAGACGGTGTACGGGTCACGCTGATCCATTCCGGCCAGCACAAGGTCGATGGCAATCCCTACGAGCCGCTGCCAGAGAGCGTGAGGGACGACATCCAGCACGAGATCGATGTGCTGCGGTTCCTCTTCGCGGAAACTGTTGCTGCAGGCCGTGCTGAGCGTCTGAACCAAGATGCGGCGCTAGCGACCGAAGCCGCGACCTATCGCGGCGTCGATGCGGTCAGCGCTGGCTTGGCCGATGAGGTGATCGACCTCCCCCGTGGCTTTGCCCGCTTTCGCGAAAGCCTGTCCGCCCCATCACCCACCGCGCGGCTGCCCCGCGCCACTCATCCCCGAGCAAAGGAGGCCGCTATGAGCGCCAGAACAGAGGCCGCAGAGGCAAATACTGAACCCACTGACAACGAAGATCCCGCCCTGGTTATTGCGACGGAACAAGATGAGCAGGAAACTGAACAAAGCGTTCAGGAAGAGGGCCCTGCGCCCGTCGCAGCTGCGGCGCCTTTGCCCGCCCCGGCAGCTGCGCAACCAAGCAATCTGGCGGAACTCTCAGTTCAGCTTCGTGAGGCGGCAGCGGAGATCGCAGAGATCGCCGCGCAAGCGGGCCGGCTCGGCATCGCGATCGATGCAGCGAAGGCGCTGCGCGAGGGCACGGCCCCGGAAGCCCTCCGCAAACTGGTCCTTCAACGCGCCTCCGCAGCGGCGGATGCCCGCGATATCGTTGCGGCACCACCCTCTCCTATTCTCCCCAAATCCGCTGAAAGCCCGATTGTGGCTGCCGCGAAGAAGGCTGCCTCGGCGGGCAGCAGGGGCTGAACCGCTCACCCCAATAGCTGCCGCCCACCTGATCCCCCGCCGTTCCTCCCCGGCGGGGGATTTCTTTTTTGAACCCCAATCTTCAGGAGATTGCCCATGTCCGTGCTGACCCAACCGCCCACCATGGGCGATGTCCTCAAATACGAGCTGAACCCCAACTACACCCGCGAGACCGTCACACTGCTGGCGGGCACCAACTACCCAGTCGGCGCCGTGCTTGGCCGCATCACCGCGAGCGGCAAGATGAAACTCAGCACGGCAGCCGGCAGTGATGGCGCACAAAACGCGGCCGCTGTCCTACTTTACGACGTCGACGCAACAGCGGCTGATGCAACCGGCATCGTCGTCCTGCGCGGCCCTGCCATCGTCTCAAAAGCCGCGCTCGTGTTCGACGCCAGCGTAGATGACGCGGCCAAGACGGCCGCCAAGCACGCCCAGTTGACCGCGCTCGGCATCATCCCACGCGACGCCGCCTGATCTGGCGCATCACCCGTTCTTCCCGTCGTGCTTTAGCGCGTCACCCCTTTTTCCCCGGAGTTTCCCATGACCATCACGCGCAACCCGTTTGACGCGGGCGGCTATTCGCTCGCCGAGATGACGCAGGCCATCAACATCCTGCCCAATCTCTACACCCGCCTCGGCCAGATCGGCCTCTTCCGCTTTGAAGGCGTCACGCAACGTTCCATTGTCATCGAACAGCGCGAAGGCGTCCTCAGCCTCCTGCCCTCGGTCCCGCTGGGTGCGCCCGCAACCGTCGGCACCCGCGAGCAGCGCTCGATGCGCAGCTTCGCCCTGCCCTGGATCCCGCATGACGATGTGATCCTGCCAGCCGACATTCAGGGCATGCCGGCGCTGGGCCTGTCGGACGCGGCCGATCCCCTCGTCGAGGTGATGAACCGCAAGCTGACATTGATGCGCCGCAAGCACGCCCAGACCCGCGAATACATGGAGATGAATGCACTGCGCGGCATCGTGAAGGATGGCGCAGGCACCACCCTCTACAACTATTTCACCGAATTCGGGATCGAACAGATCTCGGTCGACTTCGTCTTCGGTACGGCCGGAACGAATGTGCAGGGCAAGGTCCGAACAGTCCTGCGCGGGATCGAGGACAACCTTCTCGGCGAGACCATGACCACGGCCCATGCGCTGGTGAGCTCGGAGTTCTTCGACAAGCTGATCAGCCACCCCAAGACCGAAGAAGCCTACAAGTTCTTCTCGGCCACGGGCGGCCAACCGCTCCGCGAGGACATGCGCCGCGCCTTCCCCTTCGCGGGCACCCTCTTTGAGGAATACAACGGCTCGGTCACCCTCTCGAATGGCACCTCGGAACGCCTGATCCCTGCGGGCGAGGGGATCGCCTTTCCGCTCGGGACCTTCGACACCTTCACCACCTATGGCGGGCCGGCCAACTTGCTCGAGACGGCCAACACCGTGGGTCTGCCGCTTTACGCGCGGCAGATGATGGACGCCAAAGGCCGCTGGATCGACCTGATGACCGAGGCCTCGATCCTGCCGGTCAACAAGCGCCCGCGGCTGGCCATCCGGATCTTCAGCTCGAACTGAGGCCGCTGAGACATGACGGCCTTTGCCGTGGCCCTCGATCTGCTCTTCGCTGATCCGAACCTCGCCCATGAGGCCTGGCATCGTGACAGCGAAGGGCAGTTCACCCGCATCCGCATCATCATGCGGCGTAATGATGATGTGACCACGTTTGGGGCCGCGCGCCTGGTGTCAGAGACCATGCGCTTTGATGTGCGCGTCTCGGAACTCCCCGCGCCCCGCCCCGATGAGCAGATCCTCATCGGTGACGAAACCTTCCTGATCCAAGGCGAGCCGATCCGTGATCGGGAGCGCTTGATCTGGACTGTAACGACATCACGGGCGTGAAACATGAAACCACTTTCCCCGGGACAACATCAATCGTCATCTGCAGCTGCTTCAAGAAGCTCTCTAACTTTTTCAAAGGCATCCGGGGCGTCGTTTGAGCCCGATGACCTCAGCTTGAGCTGGGGAGTATTGATCTTCAACGACCAGGAAAATCCGTCACAAACTTCGAGATTATCGTAATGCTTTCGCCAATCTGAAACACCGATGCGTTGGAGCGATCGGATTACGACTTCCCATTTTGGGTTCTGTGGCGTGAGCACGATTGGCTCTTTGAGAAGCCCAGGCATGAAATTCAGTTCAAATACAATGTAAGGGGGCTGCATCAGTGGCTCCAAAGGGTTTTTCCTTGGGAAAGCTTAAACTCCCCACGCACTCACGCAACAACGCAAGTGTTCCACCATGCAAACGCGCTCCTACAGGCTCTGATGATACTCGACCTCTCAGTGACGGGCGACATCGTCAACGCGATGCGCGCCGAAATCCTCGCTGGCGAAAAGGCCGTTACAGCTTCCATGCGTGCGGCGGGCAAAGATCTCAAATCCAACTGGCGCGCTCAAATCACGCGGGCGCGCCTCGGTCAGCGGCTGGCCAACACGATCAGGTCAAAGACTTTTCCGGCGGCGGGCGAAAGCCTGGAAGCGGCCGCGCTCGTCTGGTCCAACGCACCCCAGATCATCGGGGCGCATGACACGGGGCCGCTGATTAGATCCAAGGACGGCTTTTGGCTTGCCATCCCAACGCCTGCGGCCGGCAAGGGCACGCGCGGCAAGGCGCTCACGCCCGGCGAATGGGAAAGGCGGCGCGGACTACGCCTTCGGTTTGTCTATCGGCGGGGAGGTCCAAGCCTGCTCGTGGCCGATGGGCGGCTGAACAGTCGCGGGCTGGGCGTGGCCTCTCGGTCCAAGACTGGGCGCGGACAGAGCACTGTGCAGATTTTCCTATTGGTACCCCAGGTGAAACTCGCCAAACGGCTGTCGCTGGCGCGGGACGCCGAACGGGCGCAGGCAGCGATACCGGGGCTGATTTTGGCGAATTGGATGGAGGCGAAGAAGCCCTAATCGTCAATCACGGCTTAGAATAGAAGAGCAGCAAGCTTTTTTCGGAATTGCAGTGCTTGCATGGGGTTTGGGCGCTTATCTGCTCAAGCGTTAGGTTCGAAAGCTTGGCATAGTCTGCAGCCAGGCTTGCGGCACTATGCTTTGTTTTCCTCAGGCATTTTGGGTTCTGACAGAGCGAGTTTACATCGTATCCGTAGCCCGCCGCTTGGAGAACCGTTAGCGCCTGATCAACCGGCGGCGGTTTCTTATAGACAGTCCGAACCGTACTGCCGTTCCGATATCCGCCTTGTTGAGCAGTACTCCAACCGTGGCTTGGCTTTCGAGTCATCGCATTCCCGCCCTTTTGCGAGTTTCCGATAAATCTAAAGGTCAACAAGGCAGAACTCAACAATGCCCACCACCCGCGAAACCATCCTGACCGCCCTGGCGGACCTGCTCAGGACGATCCCGCATGTGCCAGTTCTGCGGGGAGAAGTTCTACCGGAACGCATCCCGCCCGCTGGTCTCATGATCCTGCGTGACGGCACCCCGGGAGAGCCAGGCGTGACTTTGTCGCCACTGACCTATCACTTCCAGCACCGAACCGAGCTCGAGGTGATCGTGCAGTCAGCGTCAAACCGTGACAGCCTATTTGACGCACTTTCCGCTCAGGTCGGCGCGGTAATCACCGCCGATCGGACATTGCGAGGGTTGTGCGACTGGGTCGAGCCGGAGGCTGTTGAACCTGTCGATCTTCCGGTCGAGGGCGCCGCCTCTCTGAAAGCCGGGATCATTCCGGTCGTTCTTCACTATGCGACCAGTGACGCGCTGGGCTGACGAGACCAATTCAAGGAGAAATACCAATGGCACGAGCCCAAGGGGCGCGAGCGCAGATGGCGCTTGCTTTTGAGACGACCTATGGCACGCCGCCTGTGAACGGCTTTACCAAGATGCCGTTTGCCAGCACGACGCTGGGAGCAGAACAACCGCTGCAGACATCGGAACTGCTGGGCTACGGGCGCGACCCACAGGCACCGATCAAGGATGCGGTTACGGCGGATGGGGACGTGGTGATCCCGATCGATGCCGAGGCTTTTGGCTTTTGGCTGAAGGCGGGATTTGGAGCACCCACGACCACGGGCGCGGAAGCGCCCTATAGCCACGAGTTCCGCTCCGGAAACTGGGCACTCCCGTCGTTCTCGGTCGAGACCGGCATGCCAGAGGTGCCACGCTATGCGATGTATTCCGGCTGCATGGTGGACAGCCTCAACTGGCAGATGGCGAGGTCGGGCTTGCTGACGGCCACTGCCAGCATAGTGGCCCAAGGCGAAGCGATCGCCACGAGCACGGCGGTAGGCACACCCGCCAATATCGCCCTGAAACGCTTCGGGCATTTCAACGGGACGATCACACGCAATGGTGCCAATATTGGCAACGTTGTTTCCGCCGACCTGACCTATGCCAACAACCTCGACAGGATTGAGACGATCCGGGCGGATGGGAAAATCGACGGTGCTGATCCGTCCATCGCGGCGCTGACCGGCAATGTCGTTGTCCGATTTGCGGACCAGACGCTCGTGACCCAGGCGATCAACGGCGAGGCCTGCGAGTTGGAGTTCTCCTACACGCTGCCAACGGGCGAGAGCCTGACCGTTACCGCCCATGCCGTCTACCTGCCGCGCCCGCGGATCGAGATTTCCGGCCCGCAAGGCGTGCAGGCGACCTTCGACTGGCAGGCTGCCAGTGATCCGGTGCTGGGCTGGATGTGCACCGTCACCCTGACCAACGACCGCGAGATGTACTGATGCTGCGACTGAATCTCTCCACCGAGCCGCGCTGGCTCGACTTGGGCCATGGCGTC